CTTCTTTTCCCCCTGCCCTTCAATTGGATTAATACTTGATTTCTTTGATTTCATTCATGCCGTTAACGACCGACTCAATCAATGCTTTTTTCGCTTCAAAACTCAAATGAATACCATTCGCTTCTAACTCAGCAGTCAAACGTTGTTCCGCTTCATTAAATTTATCTCCACTTGCATCTTTCACATCTTTATAGATTTGTTCCGTTGCTTGTACGACCGTTTTAGCAATACTTTTAATTAATTCATATTGCTTAATATCCGTTTTAGCTTTGATATGGTCTGCCTTTGTTTCTAAGAAAGTTTTCAACTCTTTAAAAGCTAACCCAACTAAAACTACTAAAATACTCACTGCACCTTGCAAAAATACTTGTGTTAATTCATTCATATTATTACATCTCCCTTAATTCTAGTTTCATAAATTGATTGAATAAGTCTTCAATATAGCCATTACCACCTAAACTTTGATATGATTTGAAAAGTGCAGTAATACGTCTTGTGTCGTCACTTGTTCTATATCCACGTTTGATAATAGCTGTTAAGTCTTCTTCTAAACGATATCGTTCAGTTTCTAAAATCCCATCACCAATATAGCCAACATCACTTTTCAGCTTCTTCACATCTTGCTTTAAATTGGTAATATCTTTATTTAACTGCCCAACATCTCCTTTTAAATTTCCAATATCAACATTATTTTTCTTACCAATCTCAGTAATTTCATCTACTACCGATTTGATATTGCTTATCTTGCTGTTGATATCTTCAACGTCTTTCTTTCTGCCTGTCTGTATCCAGACTGTTAAAAACGCACTAATCGCTGGAATTAGTGCTAAAATAATGTTCTCACTCATATTTCTACCACTTTCTTGCTAAAAAAATAGGTAGAGGAATACTCCCCTACCTATTAAAAAAGGCTAAGCTTTCTTTTCTACTAGCTCGCCTTTCTCATTGATTAAAAATCCTCGACGTTCTAATTCTGCACGAACGCCATTTTTTAGGAATGGTGGAACTTGGTTGAATTTACGACGACCGCCTAAAATTCCATCAACAAATAATAATACTAATGCCATATCTTTCACATCCTTTCTATTGAACAGAATTGTTCCCGCTAGTTGTAGTCTCTGCATTATGTTCTTCAACTTTTCCATTGCTTTCATTGTTACCATCTCCTTGTACTGTTGTTGGTGTTACTGTTACTGTTGTTTCTGCTGCTGGTGTTACTACTGGTTGTGGTTCAGCAACTGGTTGTACTGGTGGTTCAGTAGCAACTGGTGCTGTTGGTTGAGGTGTTTCTTCATGCTTTTCTTCAGTCGTTGCTACTGGTTGAGTTGTTGTTTCATGGTGTTCCTCTGTAGCCTCTTCCGCTTCGCCTTGTCCATCTAAAGCATGTAAACGTTCTTTGATTTCAGCGATATATGCACTTAACGTTGCTGTCAATTCCATCATTGCATCAGAATTGACGATTGTACGATTAGTTGCTTGTTCTAGTTTGCTTTGAGCTTCTTTAATAACAGTTTGCATTTTAGCTACTGCACCACTTGGGTCTAACTCAACTAAGATTAAGTCAAGCACTCGTTTGATTAATGTTTCATCATCTAATCCTGTTAAGTCGCCCTCAAATTCACGAATATAGTAAGTGTAAGGCTCCTTGCTTTCAATTGTAATTGCTGTACTGTTTGGTTTTTTCGATTTGTTAATAACTGTAAATTCCATTGTTATTCCTCCTATTTATATGCTTTTTTAAAGATTTTTATATTAGTAAATCTTTTCCCCATAAATTTATTTTTATCATTTTCATTTAAAAAAGTGATAATCATTCTATTGTACGTTTGATTGTTGTAACTATTTGTGTACAGGTCAGCTTCAAGTCTACTAAAATATGCTATATTCCCATCCAATTCAAGTCTTCCATCATCGATAGTTCCATTGTAAACCGAACTGCTATAGCCATATCTTCGAAACTCAATTTTCAAGCCGTCTTGAAATGGAATTTCTATATCGCCTCTACTAGCAAATACTTGTGCATAATAAGATTTTCTCCACACAATTTTATCTCCAACATATCGACGAACTATTTCTTTACCACCAACGTAAATTCCCTCTCTTGCCATCAAAACACCTCCTTAATCATAACAATCATAGATTGTGTTAGGGTCTTTGGTTGAAAGTGCATTATATTGAGCCTTCGAGCCATACCAGTATTTCAACGGTTGATTGCCATTTTGATTGGTAATTTTCGTTGATACTTCAGTGGAACGTACGTTTAACGTTGATGCATTCACGCTTAACGTTCCATTGCCGTCAATGTTGATAGTGTTGTTATCAGGTTTGACAACACCTACATTTGTACGAGTGGCTGTTTTTGCTTTAATCGCACCGTTATTTACTTCAGTCGTAACGTTATCCGGTCGCATTGTTCCATTTGTATTAGCTGTTGCTACTGAAACATTGGCAGTTGATACTGAAGCCGGTGTAAATACCCGCTTCAATGTTGATACATCGACTTTCTTCAGCCCTGACCCATTATGAACAATGACGACATCACCGTCTGACACGTTGCTTAATGGTGGTAACTCATTGGCTTTTTTTACTTGATTACTTAAAATCGCCATTCCATTAACCTACCTTTCCTTAACATCATATTGCCAATCCGCTACTACTAGATTGTTGTGTTCATCAACAAGAAACGTATTTGTGTTATCTTCAGCTTTGAGAGGAACATAATACTTGTTTTGAAGTACCATTTCTTCAAGTAAAGCTAATCGTTGTTCTTGTTCGTTTACATCTCTTTTAGTAGCCTCGTGGTCTGTATAAGTAGCTTGTTTTACGTTGTCAACGTTAGACAAGCCTATTTGAACTTTCGTTACATTATGAGGATTGTTTTGATTGTTAATATGAGCCGTAAAATCGCTTTGATTGGCTTTTTTGACTGTTACTGCATCAATCTTTTCTGCCAATCCGTCGATATCTGAGACTTGATGGCGGTGAGAGCGGTCTGCTTTTCCGTTCCATTTCTCACGTTCGCCAGTCTGAAGATGAACGTTGGTATCTCGTTTATGAGTATCAATATTGTTCTTCAGTTCGTTTTTAGCTGCATTTAACTCAGATACTTTAGCAAATACACTTGCATTAGGATTGTATTGAATCGTGATTTGTTGATTCTTACTGATTGTAGTGTTGAAATCATAATCTCGATATACTGCAGATTGTGATCGTGGTGGAATTACATCACCTTGTTCAGCCCAAGTGTACATAAACAAGAACTCTGGATTATTAGCTCTTTTTGCAAATACACCAATCTCGTTAACAGAAAGCTCCTGATTAACATTCTCATTATCTAACCGTGCCAAAATTCTAATCGTATCAGCATTATCTGTAGACATTGATTGCGTCACTGGCAATGTATGAACGATTTGAACAATATCATTCTTAGTTTCTGCCCCAGTCCTGTGTCGTCCGCTTCCTAATGCCACACGAGTAAAAGTAATCGTTTCTCTATTTGCTACTGCTTGACTAACCTCTGTAACGGCTTTATTAGTTACAATCGGTTGAATAAAATACGACATTTCTCATCCTCCTTTACTTGAATATGATTGAGCCGTTTTGTTGTACTGAAAAAGCACCAACATAGATTGTGCTATTCATTGGTGCTTCAACTGCGAATTGTATTCCTAAGTGTGCTGGAATCAATTCACGAATATATAATGTAAATCTTTTCAGATATGACGACGGTAATTCTCCAAGAAATTTGATATAAACTACCGAACCTTTTACTGAAACGATATTGTTGATATTAGTAAAACTTTTAGTAATCTTCTCTAATGTTTGAGAACTGATTTTTACTTTCGTTGAAATCAACGTCATTAAATAACGACGCCTTTCCTCTAAATCTGTTGTCTTTGGCTTGATTTTCAAAGATTTTTCCCATCTGTCAATCCAGTCTTCTGTTGCTTCAGGTAATAACATCAAACGGCGAGTATCAAAGATTAACTGAGTAATTAATTCAACATCTGGAATTTCAGCTTCTAACATATCTGTAATTGAGTTATCTAAAATTTCAGGAAGTGCTGTTAACATTCTTTCTTTAACCTGCATTGATTGTCACCTCTGCTAATTTAGGTATCATGTTAGTAGATAATTCAACACTATTTTCACGTCCGTTAATTAACACTCTATCAACGTCCTTAACTCCATTAATTCTGTCGATAATAGTAGCTACTTTATAATTTCGTACCTCTTTTTCTTCAAAGGCTTCATCACGTAAATATTTAATTAATTGGATTCTAGCTTCTTTTCTGATTGTTTCGATATCAACATCTTCATCAACTTTAATCGTTGCGACAATACGAATATCAAACCCACTAACTGACTGAACAGTTACATAAGCCCCAATTGGAGCTACACCTAATCCATGTCCACTCGGTTCTGGGTCTAAAAAGTTTTTAAATTTAGATACTAATTCTGGAGTGGCTTCGTTACCGTCAGCATCAGTGATAGATACACGAACCGTATTAGCTCCTTTCCAAAGTGGCTCCACTAATGCAGAACCAACACCGACAAATTCACTAGCCCATTTCTTATATTGAGCAACGTTACCATTCAAAGTTGGTGTTTTTAAGTAGTCAATCGTCCGTTTCCGCAAAGCTTTATCACTTTCTTCATCTTCGCCTAAAACAATAATCTGACCGATTTCAGCCCCTTTAAATTCACTCATCACATCAATATTAATTAATTGACCAGTAACGTAATTAGGAGCATTACCAACTTGTTCAGCAATAACCGCATAATCAAAGCCGTTCTTCCGTTCTAAAACCCTAAAGTTAAATTCACTATTAACGACACTGAAACGAGTGCCTAGTGGGATTTCTTGCTTGAATTTAACCAATCGTACAGAAGCAGTGGCTGGTAGTCTTTCAACTCCAAACTGTCTACACAATCGAGTTAAGAATACTCCAGTACTTGTATCGAGGAAGTTGATATCTTCATACGATTTCAATACTGTATATTGAATTGCAACTTCTCTTGCAGCAGGAGCAACAAGATTATAGAGCATAGAGCCTTCTCGTTTATCATACTTATCATCAAATCTACTAAGCATATCCTCTAAGATTTCATTATAAGTTTTTACTTGTATCATCTAGTCACCTCCATCTCAAAAGTGCCATAGTCGCTATCTACCATAAACTTAACAAAAAACTCATCCTTGTCTATTTTGATAGAAAAAGAATGAGCTTGTTTAATTCTGTCATCTTCATAGATAGCCTCTTTAATTCGCCTTGCTATATCCAAACGAGCAAAATCTACATCTCCACCAAATAATTCATCTAACTCAATCCCATATCGATGGTCGTATATCGTATGAATAAACCGTTCGGTTGATAAAATTCTGCGTATTGATTGTTTCAAGGCTTTAATTCCATCAATTTCTAACAATATATTGGTTTCATCTAGAGTTAGAGATGGCTGTTTCTTAGCTTCAACTACATTTTTAGCCAAAGCTAGAAAATTAGTCTTAGGAGTACTCATTTATCAGAACCCCCTTTAGGTTTTCGTTTGTAGTGGAAAATCTTCTTATACATTACATAATAAAATCCCCCACCGTCTTGGCGAACGAGGTATAGCACTTGTCCAACGTATTCAGGGTCTAGCTCTTCATCAGTCCAAGTTACTTGAAGCATTGAATCATCTAAAATCAATTCATTACTCAATTGAATTTTCAATGGAGAAACGGATAGAACAGTACCTGTTGTAACTTTTGCAAATTGTCTATTTTCAATAAAGTTACTAATCAATTTCTTTAAATTCTCTACTACTTCCATTAGCTATTCCCCTCTGCCATAAATAATTTAATCTCCATGCTGTGCTTGCTATCTTCAAAAGTATGAGTAGCTTCTTCGATAACATACCAGCCTTTTTTATTAATGTCTTTCACATCAATATATACTGCGTGACCTGCTAAAAAGTCCGTGCTTCCGATATCTGAAGATAATGACAAAGTTTCTTTAGGTCTATTCTTCAATTTAAGGAGCATTTCTCCCCATTGTTTTATTTGACCTTCAGTTGCTTTTTCATCAACTTTCTTCATATATTGAAGTTTTCCCCAAGCTCCGATATTATAACTATCTTTGTAAATATAGACCTCACGTTTTTTAGTTTTTTTATTCTCTTGAACAAGTCGTACGATATTGGCACTATCTTCAATAGAGCTTTCATAATCAAACTCCGTTAAGAATGACTCATTCCCAATAATGTACTGAATTGGTAGATTTTTAGGAGTAGTCAGCGTTAATTCTCCAAATTTATCAAATAATACTAACAATTCTCCACTTTGCACCAACGACTCGTCCATTGCTTCTTGAATAATATCTAGTGCTTTCTTATCTTCTTTCAATTGAGGAGATAATACAGCACTAGAACCTTTTAATTCGCCAACCTTCAAACTGAAATCTTCAGCTATTGCAGAAACAATTTGATTGACGTTTTTATCTTTTGCGACAAAATTTATATTTCTTAACAAATATTTTTTCTGGTCGTGGAACGTTAACGTTACTTTAGTATCCTTTGAATACTTAATCTTTGTTAAATAACCAAAGAACAACTCCTTATTATCTTTTTTAAAAGCAATAGGAGAGCCATGTTCAAACTCAATTTTCGTTGAATTATAAACCTCGACTTCTAAGCTCCAAGCCGAACCTTGACGAACCGTTTTGAAAGTAATGGTACTGGCAATTGTAGCAATATCCCATGTATCGCCTGTTTTGTTGTTTTGATAAAATAATTGAATCATGTTGGTATCACAAACTCCTGACCTGGATAAATCCAATGAGGGTCTTCAATTTTATCCTTGTTAGCTTCATAGATTTTTGTGTACAAACTGCCGTCACCATAAAACTTTTGAGCAATTCCCCACAACGTATCTCCGCTAACAACCGTATGAGATTGTTGTTGCTGTGGTTCAGTTGTTGGAGTGCGTTCTTCAGTATTTTCTTTCTTTTCTTCTTTCTTCGCTTCTAAGGATTCTTTGTCCTTAATGCTAACCTTTCTCGGCTTATGAGAACGATATTGCAAGAATTTTATCTTGTAAATGATATCTAGCTCGTAACCCACTTTAGTAGAAACTTCAAACTCTTGAATTAAGAATTTTGCATTCACTGCAGAACCAAAAGCACCCCCAATCATTAAGCGAATGGGAGTGCCCTTTTCTTTAAATTTTCTAATTTGAGATACAAAGCTCTCAGGAGAGATACTGCTATTAATTTGATAATTACCATCATATCGCCCGCTTGGTATAAACGATTCAAACTCAATTGTTTGCAATTCAGGACTACCAACAATCGTGACATTACCTGTATCAATAATTGATACTGTATTGATTCCTTGGTTGTCCGTCATTTTAATACTTTCTGGGTTTACTGGTAATTTAATACTATCAATAAATATATACACTATTCCACCTCCTAGTAAGCTAATCCGTCCGCACCATTGTTAATTGCATCAACAATAGTAGCGTTTAAATCATCTAACATATTTCCATATTCTCTGTCGCTATTGATAGAATCAATATTCGTCACAATTTCTGGTTTTAAGGTAATAAAGTTCTGTTGCCATTTCATTGTGGCTACATCTTGAACCAGTTTGATAAATTCGCTATCTAATTTAACTTCATCATCAATTTTTCCAACTCTATCCAGATGACCACCTTTTGGATTAGCAGATTTTCCACCATCTCCAGTACCAGTATTATTAGCTGGACTTAATTCGTATGGAGTTTGTCCGTTATCGCCTAAAAATGAATTTCCAACATCTCCTGGGCTTCCACTGAACATATCACCAACAGCTTTATCAATACCTTGTCCAATTTCATAACCAGTATTAAAAGCACCTCCGACATCACCATAGCCTAAACTTCCAATTTGCGGAGCTTGTAAACTTGGAGCGTCACCTAAAGACTCTAAATGGTTCACTATTCCGTCCGCTAAATGCAAGCCTTCAAAAGTCTTCTTAACTGGTGCTTCCATGCTATCAATAGCATTTCCTATATCGTTACCAAAATCAACTCTTCCTAACGTTACTGTACCAACAGCACCAATGTTTAAGCCCATTCCATTTAAGAAACCAATCATGCCATTGATTCCACTTAGTATTCCGTTAATCATACCTTCGACTAAGCTAATGACACCATTAACCATTGAACTAACAAAGTTCCCAATAGCTACAGCCATATTTCTACCGCCTTGAGCTATGTTGTACCAAGCAGTCTGGAATTGGAATACTAATTCTAAAGCTAGATTAATAACCCCTGTGACAAGCCAATCAAATAGTCCCAGGATACCAGCTAATATCATTAAAATGAATTGATATATCATGAAAACTGAAGCGATAACAATATTCACCAAACCAACCACGAATGCTATTATTCCATTGATTATCAATATCACAATATTGAATATCCACATTAAAATATTCCATATCGTCATTCCTAATGCGAACACTGACCCGATAATAATACCAGTAGCAGAAATTGAAGTTCCAGCCCATTGATTAAAAGCGTTAACTGCAGCATAAATGACACCAATCAGGATTATAATCCCCATGATAACCCAACCAATTGGACCCATTGCTAATACCGCATTAAAAGCAGAAACTGCTCCTTTCGCTAAATTCATAGCCATTTCTAAGCCCTTCATAGCAAAGCTAACTGCATTGACTGATAACCAGTAATAGAACATTGCTCCAGCAACTGCGATAATGATTGGTGCAATAGTTGACCAGTTATCCGCTATCCATTTAATGAGTGGTGCTATCTTACTCCAAATTGCACCAATAATATTCATCAACACAATTAATGCATTAATAACAATTTGAATAACGCTAGCGACCATTGAAGCAAACTGTTGAAATTCTGCCGAGTTTGCTATTTGATTAATTTTGATTGATAAAGGTTCAAAAGCTTTAGTCATGTAATTGATAAAATTCTGCCATGCTCTGCCCCAAGTCATAGGCATATTTCTAAATTGCTCATCTATCTTTTCTGAAGCTTCGAGCATAGCAGTTTTAACAATGTCAGCAGTGATTTTTCCATCTGCCCCTAGCTTTTTAACTTCTCCACGAGTCACTCCTAACTTGGTAGCAATCGCTTGGATTAATGCTGGAGAAGTTTCTGCAAGAGAACGTAATTCGTCCCCTTGCAACTTACCACTCGCCATAGCTTGAGTTAACTGCATCATTGCACTTTTCTGTTCTTCGATACTAGCTCCACCAACGACAAATGATTTGTTCATAGTTTCTAAAAATGCTATAGTTTCGCCATTGTTTTGGAATACATCTCCAGCTTGCATTCTCATTTTAGCTACACCATTCGCCATTTCAGTGTAGGCAGAACCCGTCCGTTGTGCAGAAGTAAAGATTGATTTTTGAAGTTCGCTTGTACTCTGCATTCCGTCATTAATCATATTCAAACGTGCGTTCATATTCGCATATTCGTCTGATATACTCATAGCTTTTTTAGCAGTTGCAACAGCTGCAGCAATGGTAGCTCCAGTAATTGCTCCTTTAATAAGGTTTGCTCCCGTTGAAGCTTGGTTGAGTTTATTCATCTTTTGACTAGCGACATCAGAAGCTCTTGCTAGGTCATACATTGCTCTAGCTTGAGCTTTGATAGAATTACTAACGCTCGAACCAACTGAATGCACTCGGTTCATAGTATTATGAACCTTTTGTAAAGTTCCACTGACTCTATCTGTCAAGCTCATTGTTGTTTTAATTCCTGCCATCTAGCGTCACTTCACTTTCTTTTTCATTTTCTCACGTTCTTTAGTTTCAAGTTCAATACAAGCGATTATGAACGCTTTTTCGTCAGTATCCATCCGCATCCAATCTTTGGGGCGTATATAATAATTCACGAGGGCATAGTAAGCTAATTTAGCTTCACTATCCTCGTGAATTAGTTTTTTGCTTCTTCAATTTTGTCATTTACGTTTGTATTTAAACCACTAGCTTCTGTGATTGCTTCTAAAATCAAAGCATTTTCGCCCCAGTTAAACATCTCGCCATACAATTCTTGAGCTCCCATAGCTCCATAAGACTCTTGTAACGATTTGTCGTTTAAGTCAGGATAAATAATAGATGCTACACATAGCTCACGATTGTATCGAGTACCATCAAATACTTTTTCTTGTCGTCCATTTCGACCTGTTTTAGTAGTAAAACAACGGTCATTAATAGAATCAACCTCTCTAGCTGTTAGCACTCTGAATTGAATTGCTTCTTCAAAGTTTGGTAATGAAACTTCATGAGTTTCAGCACCTTTCTTATTTTTCTTAAAAAACGATTTTAAACTGCTCATATTGAACCTCCTAATTTTTTCTAATATTTAATTGCTTTAAATTGAGATAAGAAATCGAAATCTTGGAAAGTAAAGTCTGTTTCTTCACTAATAACATCATCTGAAGAACCATCTAACTTGAAAATTAATGATTTCTTAAATACAACTCCTTTAAGAACGACTGTATATCGTCCTGCACGAGAAGTTTTATCATCATTTGTACATTTAATGTCAATTCGAGGTAAAATACCTTGTTTAACATAGTTTAGAGCCATTTCTTTTAGTTCTGGTCGGTGGTAATACATCTTCAATGACCCCTTACCTTCAGCACCAACAACTTTCCCACCTTTCATTCGAGAATTTAAAGGTGTAACCTCTGCCTGTGTATATTCAACTTCTGCTTCTAATGAAATAAGCTCTGCTAGCTCATACTGCTTGTCGTCAACAGTAAAGAATACTGTCCCTTCCTTAGCAGACAAAGCATCTAATTGGTCCATAACCATATTTTATCCCTCCTCTAATCGCAAATAACCGTCATGTATAGAATTTCCATTGCATCTGTTAAGACAATTGGTAAATTCACTACGACAGATTCTTTCGTAATTCCTTGTTTGATTTCGATATCATCAGCTTTATACTCAACTGCATTCTTAGCTACTAGAGGGTCTAATACGTTACTAATAATACGTTGTTTAAATAACTCACGACCATTAACGTTATTAGGAACCTTACCAATGAAATAATTTTCAAAAATGTACTGAACATTTGCGTTGATATTATCCATTGTTCGAATTAATTTATTTTTACCAAAAATACGGCTTTTTTCTGCTGTATAGCTTGTAAATGTACTAACATCTGTTAATACAATTACTTTTTCGTGCTTGTAAGCAAAAATCAAATGACCTTTGTTAATTAATTTAGTAGCTTCAACTTCTTTCTTGCGTTCGCAGTCGATTGCACCAGGATACGCTTTATAAGTGTTTGAATTTAATCTAGCTCCTGCATATTGTCCTGCAACAAAGTACACACATTGTTTAGCAGACAATTTAGTCCCGTCAGATAAGGTTACTCCATTACCTACCGATACTACCGCTTCGTTATCTGCTTCAGCGTATTCATTCACTACTGCTCCAACCGAACGTCCTTCATCTCGCCACTGTTTGATTTTAGCCACTACAAGAGCTTTTGTTGACGCTTGGTCTGTTCCTAAGGCTAACACTCTAAAGTCTTGTGTATCTAAGCCATTTAAGAAATTTTCAACCTCTGCATTAGTCGTTTGTCCATCCGTACCACCCTCGAGTAATACTGTCTTGTCTTCCGTTGGTAACGTACCAGTGATAGATACATAGTTATTCTCAAACGGCAATTGAGAAACAATTTGTTTATCTACAGTTTTTCCAAAGAATACGGTTTGAACTTCTAATCCTGTATCTACTTGTTTTTTGAATAAAACATGGATATGATTACCAGCGGTTCCTTTGTATTTAGCTGTAACTACTACTTCATCTTCTGTCTTAGTAGCTTTAGCTCCAGTATCATTTACTCCGTTATAAGCTAATACTTTACCAGTACCTTTTAATGCTTCACGAATTTCAATCAATTCATCAATTGGCTTCCCGAATGTTGCTCTAAAATCTGTTGTTCCATCTACTAGAGTAAACGTACCTACTTCTCCCCAAGCACCACTAACCATAACTGAAGCAATCGTGTTATCCTCTAAAGGAATAATCACATCTTCACGACTTACAAAGTCAATGTAAGCTTTAGGAATTCGCTTATTTTGATATGTCCATTGTGCCATTATTGCACTCCTCCTTTTCTCCACTCATCTAAAATATCTTTTACTTGATTCACTGAATATTGCTTCGATTCATCTAGCAATGCGTTCAGTAACAATCGTTCATCTTCAAAATATAGTAAGATTGCTTCTTTGCTATATTTTTGTTCATCATCAAATAGTTCCATCATTAGCAGACTCACCAACCCTTTCCAGAACTTCCATTTTGATTTCTTCTTTCGTCCACCTAACGTAACGAGTTACTTTAAATGTACAAATTAAGTCATTTTCGTTATATTCCACTTCTAAATTGTCGATATGATACTTATCCCCTAAGTATCTAAAGTCTGGAGACATGAATAATTCTTCAATTTTTGCAAATTTCTCATATAAGTTCTCCGTTTTTTCAGTGTAATAGTGCAATAGAACGACAAAAACCTGTTTATCGTTTTGGTTAGCTAACCTCTTACGATTAACAGGCTTCACGTCTAAAATAAAACAAGGTGTAGATAATCCTTGACGGATTTGTTCATCATACACCTTGCACTTAAATACATCTTTTAGCTGTTTGATTATCAGCGGTTTAATACTATAGTCCACCAAGCACCTCCGCTAATTTATTTTCTATTGTCTGAACAATCGCAGGAATTTTCTCTTCGATTTCAGCTTCTGTCAATTTCATCATAAATTTTCCTTCAACCCAAGGGCGGACTAATCGCCTTTCAATCGCTGGAACATACCGTCCGACTTCCTGTCTATGACCACTTTCGACAAATGAAGCGTACTCAACAGTATTGAATACATTAATAATATAAGTATTCCCCTTTTTGCTTACGGCACATTGCCAATTTTGATTCAATTTACCAGTCTGTCCTTTTGGTGTTCGTATTTTTACTGAACGCATAAATTCTAGTCCAATCGCTTTTGCAGCTTTCCTAAATTCAGCATCAATAATCTTTTGTGCTTTCTCTAACTTCTTCATATAAGCAACTAGTTCGCTATCATCAAACCCATTCATGTCGCTTCACCACCAGTTCTTGATGAGTGATATAGATCATTGGGTCTTCACTCGTTAGATACTTAACTCCATCTACAGTAATTTTGCTACCTGACTTAATATAGACATCTGGCTGGCAAAATACTTTATGTTCCGTTTTAAGCAATCTAGCTTCATTTTGCTCTGAATTTTTCAAAGTCTGTACTGATAAACGGCAAGGAATATCAGCGTGAGCCTTTTGAAATTCAATTCCGTCAGCCCCATTGTCTTTAATAACCTCTCTAGCTTCATATACGTCTAACTTCTTATCGTACATCCACATAATGGACGATTGAGCTTTAATAAGTACATCATTTACTTTCATACTTACCACCTCAACCTTCTAAATTCCTGCAGTTGTGATTGAAAATTGTATAGCAAGCTTTGAGCTTTTGAAGTAGCTTCATCTCTTGATAATTCTACCCTCGTATCTCCTACTGAAATACTTCTAGCTCCATTCGCCTCGTCTGGATTCAGCAATGCATGAAGCATATTCATAGCAACAAACCTTAATTCCCATGGAAATTCAGTCAAATTACAATAATTGAGGATAGCTTGCATGACTTCATCTACCGCTATATCTGATGGATATTCTTGATATTTCTCGTCATACGCTTGACAAATTTCACGACGAATAGCTTCATGAGTTTTTCTCATTTCTTCTAATTCCATGATTGCTATCCTCCTTTTCTCTATACTAACGGTTCTCCGTGTCGAGCGTTAGCTACTGCTAAGTTTGCTTTAAAGGTTTCTAATTCAGCTTTCACTTGTTCTAATTCAGCTTTCAAAGCATCACGTTCTGCTTCTAATGCTGTTAAAGTAGCTTTCTTAACTTTTGTTTTTTCCAATTCCTCAACATCAGCTTGTAATGCATCACGTTCTTCTTTGATTGCACGGTATTCAGCAACTGTGTAAGTACGTCCGCCTGTAGCTGGTTTTGCTACTACATACTCACCATTTTGCACTTCTACTACATCATAGCCATCAGCTAAGTACGCTTCTTCTTCTAATTCATCAATATGAAGTACTCGATTATCTTTTTTAACTGTTAACATTAATTATTCCTCCTTATTCAGCAATAACAAAGGCTAAACCTTCATGTTTTTGATTGAACAACAATACATCATCGTAAGATTGTTCATAGTACAAGTAGTTTCCGCTTGTAGATGCAGATGGTTGGTCTAATCCAACAAATTCATATTTTTGTGGTGCTGCCATACATGGAATATGAATTAAGAAGAATTGGACTTGTTTAGCTGTTCCGTCTGCTTTAGCTCCATTTGTAAAGTTGTATAAAGTTTTCATACGATCAGATGGAATAGCTGGTTCAATAGTTACTTCATCTAATCGACCAATTGAACGGTCAATAGTGCTTCCTGCACCATGGATATTCACAGTACGTCCAAATTGTTTAATGTTTTTGATTACACGTTTAATTGTAGGAGTACAGAATAATGTACGACCTTCTGCTGGAACTCCTGCTTCATCCATTTGTTCCATTAATTCATCAAATGTACTTAAGAAGTTTTCTTCTGTAATATTTAACTTCTTGATTTGTTTATTGGTTGTATCTAATGCTTGTTTACGAGCAAATAATTTAGATACCATAAACTTATCCATTTCTGGAATTTTCTCTGTATCGTTAAATACTCGAGTGATATTCGCAATTGAAGTTACATAGTTTGTTTCATCAATATCTGATGGGTCTACTAATGTTGACCAGTAACGTTCGTTTTGCAATTGGTAAGTTTCCCATTGATTTTCATAATTCGCTTCAATAGTTCCAATTGTACGACGAGTACGGTCTTTACGACCTTCTTTAATTAATAAACGTGGTACTTTAACTTCTTTAGCTCCAGTGAATTTTAATAAGCCATTTGAAGGTGAGTTCCATAATTTGCTAGTGAATAGCATTCCATTTTCGCTATAGCGTTTCTGTAATGCTGTTTGATATGATTGTGCATAGTTTAATGTTGCTGGCATTGTTTTTCCCTCTTTCTATATTAAAAATCTGACATAAATGCTTCTACCATTTGAGCAGTTAAGTCATTATTGTTACTTTCTGGCACTGTAGCACCTTGTGGTTTCGCTCCTGATACATGACCGGTTGCTGGTTCTGTTTCAGGAACAAATAAAAAGCCTTTAGATTCTTTCAATGCAGTTAATTGGTCATCTAGCCCTTTGACTCCACCATTTTCATCTAAAGACAGTTTTGATTTGTCTAATAAGCCATTCACGATTGAAGCATCATGAACTTTGTTGCTAATTTGCATTGAAATAGCATGGTTTAATTTAATATCTGCCATTTCTAACTCATGTTCTTCTTTCTGTGTTTTGTACTTCTTATCCAAATCATTGTATTTTTGCAACAGTTCAGCATTACCTTCAGTTTCTTTTTTGAGTGCTTTCAAATCCTTGTCACGTTCGTCCAATTGATTCTGCAGACTAGTTGCGTTACCTTCTGCAGCAGATAACTTGTTTTGCAACTCTTGAGTAGACTTGCCGTGTTCTGCCATGATTTGAGCAATCTGTTCTTCAGATAACTCTAACTTTTCCAAAAATTTTCTGTTCATTTCTTTCTCCTCCTGTACGATTGTTTAACGTGGCAACGACCACGCTGTTGGACAAAATAAAAAAGCCTTTTTACGTCATGCTTAGGACAAATTTTATTTAAAAACTTTGTTTGAAACCTTTGAGTATACATCAACATAAGTTTCGTTTTTATCGCCATTATGAGTGATTTCAGCATAGTCTCCACATGGCTCATCAGAAGAAATCTCGTTCGTTCCTACCAAGACTTTCCAATTCTGAAGAACTTTGCTAAACCACACTACATAGCAATCTTTAGCTTTGATGTCACGTCCTGATAGTCGAGTAAACTCTTCAGACGCTAATCGTCTAGATTTATCTAACATATACACCCCTCCTTTCGTTTAATTAGGTCGTGTAATCTTACCAAGCAATCTATCGCCTTCACGTTCCCAGTCATTAAATACATCATTTAATGTTTTTTTACTTGGTTCTACTGTAACCTTATGGTCATTCATCAAAATATCAACATAAGGATTGTCGCTCTTTTCGCCATCTTCAGATTGATGACTTGGCATAATAGTAGAACGACACCATACATGGAAAGGTGGCGCAGTTTGTCCTGCTTTATATTCTGAAACAGGATAAATTTTTCCATTTTTTCTTCTGCAAATCTTTGAAGTGTTATTATCTAACACCGCAACGATTTCATAGTATTCTGCTCCAAGTTCTTTGATTGTATCTAGTGTAGCTAGATTGTTATAGAACGTTGTTTCAGTTTGAACTAATGTTCTAGCTTGACTAAAAGCTACTCCAGTTCTAAGAGTTAACTCTGTAGACATTCTGTCCACCGACCAACCACCAGTTAAGCCTTGGTCTATAACTTTTTGAATAGAATTAAACGTACGTTGACTTTGTCCCCAAATACGCTCTGAAAACTCTTGCCCACTCCAATTAGTAGCTAATTTATTTCGTACGGCTTTTAGGTTCAAAATAGGCTTTTCAACTATTCCAAAATCAGCAAGGTTCTTCATTTGTTGAATTTTACCTTTAACGTAAACTTCAGATAAGTTGTTCACTACAATATCTGCTATTCCTTCTTTGCCACCATATAGTTCAGCAGTTTTCCGTTCGATTTCAGCAAGCAACGCTTCTTTTCTACTAATTCTATGACGATAAGCCAACGCATCAAGAAGCGGTGTAGGTGTATCTGGATTCAAAGCCATAGCTCTAAACTTTTCAAGCGTAACTCCTTGAAATTCTTTCATTTCATTATCTCTCAAATACCGTTTCGCTTCAGCATGACTCATTTTGTGGTCTTTAGCATATCTAGCATAGAAAGTTTCAATTTCTGAAATCAAATCCTGTCTATAAGAAGCTAATTGATTACCGACTTTAGATAAATATCGTTCACTGACTAAATGAGCATCTTGTTCTTGCTGTAATGCTCTTTCCATCCAATACTTTCGACTTTCTTCTTCGTACTTATCAATCTTATCTTTCTTCATCTTCATCAACTACTTTCTCAAATGAATTTTGTTGATATTCCTCTATATGCTCTTTCTTTTGCTTTTCTAATCGTTCTTCAACCTCTGGCTTGTACCAAGGGTGCTGCTCTCTAATCGTTAAATCATCTAGGATTCCGATTGAGTTAGAACAATCTTGAATAGCTTCGCTTTCGTTTGAAATAACATCTCGATTAAATACATAACTGAATGTGCTAATATCAAGCGTTACTCCATTGTTTGAAGCATATTGTTGAGCAAACCACATAAATTGTTTTAAACCCTTTTGGAACTCATTCTCTAGCTCGTTACAATCTAAATCTAAGTCTGTATATCGCCATTTCAACGCTTGTCCACTAGCATTCCCCAGATTTTCATCTTGCGTGTCGATTGCTCTAGCAGATTCATATAAGAATTTACGTGAACGAGCTATATCCTGTTCTGCTCCAGTTGTATCGCTACTAGCTTGTAACGTATCTACTCCACCGTCGCTGGCTACTTTAACTGACCTAAATCGATTCAAATTAGTCATGAACTCGTTTAAGTCTGCACCTTGATAGTTCTTCAATACATAAATAAGCTTCGGCATATCCGCCAACATATCTGCATTAGTAGACATTTGTAACTGGATATTATCAATTAATGATTTCACTTGCACTAACAAGCTATCTTCATATTCGTTATATCTAAATGGAATTAATGGAACTTTGTCCCACACATACGGTGTTTTATTTCCATCTCCGTTTTGATAATAGAAATGAGCTTGTTTCTCTTTTGATACTGGATTCAATTCCAGATGATTATCTTTCCAAATATAGTCAGTAATACCTGTTTCGTCCCAATATTCTACATAAGTCTTGTATACCTTTCTTTGGAACTCGTATACTGGTTGTACATACACTCTAATGAATGCATCTAGCTCGATATGACGTTCATCTTTCCAGAATGGGATAATCTGTTCAGTTGGTATTTTAAACAGCCTTAATCGACCATTTTCGTCATAATACGGTAGCCCATACGCCACGCCTTTTAGAATAGCTTCTTTCCCTAACGACTTCACTGTAGAAAGTAACTCTTCATCAAAAATATCGTTCAATATCTCTGCTTCTTGTTCATTGCTATCTCCTTCGCCTATTGAAATGGTTGGTTCTTTAGAAAATAAGTAACCTACTTTCTGGTCTACTAGCTTCTTAAATAGTCCCATTTCAATTTGTGAGTTTGTTCGCCACGATACTTCTACTCGCTTATTCCTAATCTCTGTATTGTTTCTATAGTAGTCATAAGCCGTTTTCATTAGTTTCGTTTTCTCTGAAGCTAGATGCTCTCTAATTTCAATTTCTAGTATTTCTTTTTCTGTTGTCCCAGTTATCATCAACTTAGTCAACAGATTTTCAAACCAATTACTCAAAATTTTATCTCCTCTCTACCAAAACGAAATACTTGGTTGTTTCATATCATCCTCAAATGCATATCTCGTTGCATCTATCGTATGATCGTTTACTTCTTCTAGTTTTGCTTTAGGATTTCCATCACGGTCAACTGCATAATCCGCACTTTCAAACTCACGAGCTATGTTCGGTGTTCGTTTAGGGTCGATAACGATAGCTTCTAAATCATCAAGCCAACGCTCGCCATACTCTCGACTATCAGCACCTTTTTTAGCCCCTTGTACTAATGGAATATTCAAATTAAGCCTTAATTCATCAATCGACTTAGGTTCTGCACTATCGCACGTTATCATTTGAGATTGATAGCCTTTTTCTCGTATTCTACTTGCTAATTCACGGTTACTAATCTTAACACCGTATATCTCGTCCATAGCATAGATAATCCGTTTCTTTTTATCATAGTGCCATCTAACAAAAGCTAACGGGTCATTCGCATATCCGAAGTCGTTCCCTTGTCGGATATTATCAAACGTTGCTATTTCTTCATCCGTTATGGTTCTGAATACAAGATTTTCAAAAGGTGCTACTCCTGAACCAATCGCTTTACCCAAATATTCCCAGTCATAACGTCGCTCATTTCGCTCTTTTGTGGCTTCTGCTTCTTCTATGAATGCTTTTGATATTAAAGGGTTATCCAAGTATGTAGAATGGTGTACGCTCGTGTTTTGTGGCTGTATCACGCTCTCATACTTTTTATTTACCCACGACTGCTTTCTCTTTGGTGGGTTATACGAATAAAAAAACTTATAAAAAAGACCATCACCTAACTCTCCACGTAACAGCGAGTTGGTAATAGTCTTCACTTCATCTTCAGTTTTAAATTCAGCAAGCTCCTCAATCCAGCCTATCGCAAATGGAAAACGGCTATCTTTTAACGACTTGATACGTTCAGGCTCTTGAGCTCCTCTAAAGATTATGTAATTACCTCTAGGTAAATACGTTAATCTCAAAGGCGACTTATTAGCTTTAAACAAATGGGGTACTCCTTGTTCGCTTATAGCCCATTTCAATTGCTCGTATACTGATTGTTCCAAAGTATTATCCGTTTTACGAATGCAAACTGCATTTACTGCATATCTCATAATCAATTGAATAATAACATGAGCTATATCTGAAGACTTACCCGAGCCACGACCACCTTTTTCTACTACATGAAGAATACTAGGGTTCAATGCAGAGTGCCATAGAGGATGGAACGGTTTAGGTATTAAACTACTAATCTTCATCTGTTCCTCCTATATCATCAATAAAGACAACTGGTTGACCGTCATAATATCCATTCTCAATAGCCAACGCACGTTTTTTATTTTCCAATTCAATTGCTTTGATTCTAGCTTTCTGTTCTGTGATATCATGTTTATCTTTTACATCAGTAGTCGTTAACTTACTAATTTGTTCAAACGCACGAACATTGCCCTCTAACGCTTTTTTCATCATCACTAACGCTAGTGCCATTTCATTAGTCGGTTCAAATCCTAAATCTTCTAATTGTTTTCTTGCGTTTGAGCTAGCTACATCAGCCTTTAATATGATTTCAAAAGCTTTTCTTAAGTCAGCCTTTTTCTTTCTAGCTTTCGCCGATGCTATTCCGCCTTTTCTTCCGTTTTCTCGAGCTTCACTCGAGCTTGGAACCTTTAAGTTATGCTCATTCGCCATCGCCCCACTTCCTTTATACTTATTACACTATTCATTTACTTTAATTGCCTGTTTTCCAGTAAATTTCTCCCATCTATCAATGGTTGCATCAACATATCTAGGGTCTAACTCCATACCAAAATAATTGCGTCCATTTTGTTCGCAGGCTATTAGAGTTGCCCCCCCTCCATTAAATAAGTCCAGTACATTTTCGCCCTTTTGACTAGAATTTCTAATCAAGCGTTCCATTAATTTCACAGGTTTCATAGTAGGATGAATACCATTTCTTTGTGGTTTTACTTCGTTAATAATAGTGCTAGAAGTATCGTTTCTAATCTCTAGAATAATATTGATTAATTCCCCTTTAGTTAGGTCGTTTAGGTTATCTTTATCTTCAATAACTGTAACTAGACTTCTGTCATTTACAAAATAATGACCAGCACCACTCTTCCAGCCGTATAAACAAGGTTCGTGCTTCCATTGATAATCTTGACGTCCTAATACCATTTGATTTTTATTCCAGATTAAGCATTGTCTTACATCCCAACCAACATCTCTACACGCACCTCTAAAGTTATAGCCCTCAGAATCAGCATGCCAAATATAGAATGCTCCACCAGGTTTCAACACTCCATCAGCACAAGAAAAAGCATCTACTAAAAACGCTCTAAACTTTTTATCATCCATGCTGTCATTTTCTATCGTTAAAGCATCTTCAGTTTTTCCTTCATAAGCTACATTGTAAGGTGGGTCTGTTACTAATAAATCTATTTCAGCTTCTCCGACTAATTTTTTCACTTGGATAAAATCAGTACTATCTCCGCACATTAAGAAATGATTTCCTAGTTGGTAAATATCTCCTAATTTAGACTTTGGTTCATTTTCTAAAGCTTCCTCTTCTAATTCATAGTCATCTTCAACTACTTCTTCATCTTCAATTTCAAAATCAAACCCGAAGTCAGACATATCAATATTCATAATGTTCTCTAATTCAATACTCAATAAATTCATATCAAAGTCTGTATTCATGGTTGTTTTGTTATGAATTAAAATATATGCTTTCTTTTGTTCTTCAGTAAGATGACTTAAACGAATACAAGGAACTTTATCTACTCCCATTTCCTGCAGTGCATATAGTCGTCCATGACCTTCAATAATAATGTTATTCTCATCAACTGCAATTGGGTCATTAAAACCAAATTGATTGATACTTTCTATAATCTGGTCTATTTGTTCTTGCGGATGTAATTTAGCATTATTTTTATACTCGATTAAATCCGCAACTTTTAGCATTTCTATTTCCATCTTTACCTCCTAAATAATAAAAAGCGTAAGGAACAATTCCCCACGCTTAATTTTGCTCCCTCCTTATTTCAGTATTGAAAGGAGCCTTGTAACCTTATTTTGTGTCTTAAAATATGATATTTCAGCTTTCGCCTATAAAGGTAGTAGGAGTCGAACCTACCTCGATAACGAGCGACCAACTTCGTACCTTTAAGCTAGAGGAAGTAATGCTCCAGCATATATATTCCTAGTTTTATCTAGGACTGTCATAGATGTTTCCGCAAATATGACGATTAATAGAGAGGTGACTCTATTTGTGTGCGTATACCAATACCGTATTGCAGGTATTAATCAGAATGACTGGACTCGAACCAGCACCATTTCGATTATTTCGAACCGCTCTTCCCTTAAGCTACATTCTACTATGGAGTTATGCTCACAAAACTAACAACCAATCAGACAGAAAATTGGAATGTTTCAAATAAAATTACTTAGGAGTCACTAATTTTAAAAATTGGTTGCTAGTTTTCTAAAAATAACAATGGAAAAGGAGGGAAGAAAAAATTATTAAAAACTACCTCCAATTCCACACTACTATGATAACTCGTCCTCTCTGTGTTCTCCTTGCACATTTCTAGCAATTTACTTTTTTTTACTACCCATTTACTTCGTCAACTCTCCCAAATCAAGTAGTAGTTCATCAATTCCAACACCACCTTCAAATACTAATAACGAACCACTTTTAAAGCATTCAGCAAAGTATAACAAAGCTCGTTCTAACTCTCTGTAAAATTCTGATTCTGACATATCTAACGTTACATAGATTGCTATATCACTATCATAGTTTTTACAATATTTCATAATTAGTAATTGTCTTAGATATGCATTACTCACTTGATTAATTCCACGCTCAATATCTTCTACCATTTTTTGTGCAGTCATTTGTCTTTCGATATACTTTTCTAAAGGTTTATTTACTGCGCCAGTATATGACCGTGGCTCGAATGAATAAGTTGCTGTTACTTTCGTTACAAATTCCTCTCCAGCAATCTTCTTTAATTGCTTGTAAGCCGATAGTATTGTTACGACTTTCTCTTTTGTTGCTCGTTTATCTAATTTCCTCACCAAAAATGTAGCCACCCCTCATGTCTCGTGTTATAATTTAATTACTATTTGGTTGCCACTTCTTTAAGGGGTGGTCTTTTTTATTTTTCAACTAATCCTTCTAACAAATCCATTTGAAATCCGTCAAATTCAAATACAAAGCCTTTATTTGATACTATTACTACTGGTAAGTTTTTAAAACCTTTTTCTTTTATAAGCTCTAACGCTTCTTCGTTCTCTTCCACATTAATTTCTTCAAACACAACATAGTGTGCTTTTAGAAATTCTTTTGTCATTTCACATAGCTCACAATTGGGCTTGCTATATACTGTAATCATTTTTCCACCTCTTCTAAATCTATTGCGGGGTCAATTTCATCAGCTAATGTTACAAACTTGGCAGAATGAAATTCACAAATTTCATCTAATATTTTTTGAAATCTCTTCACAAAATCATCTGTTGTATCATTCAATAATCCAAGATACATGTCTTCAACTCCGTAATTATTTTCTAATTGTTCAAATAAATCGTCCAACACTTCGGTAGCATTTATATGAATTCTATCATTGTTCGTAGTAAAATACTTACTTCTTTCTTGTTCACTCATACTGTTCCAACACTTTTTGACATCTTCAGTAAATTCACTATTGCTGCCGTTCCATAAAAATTCGCAATCTACATCATTTATACTAATCATTGTTCATCCTCCTAAACTAGGATTAATTGCTTCAAATCCAAAATCATCATATTCGATTGCATCATTTCGTATTACTTTCCCGTCAACAATAGTAATATATTGTTCAAACTCCATACCTCTCTCACTAGCATAGAGATTAAAGTCAAGATTATATTTTTTGCTATGACTAATTAATAATTCATGTACATCTATAGCCCATGCTTGCTGTATTTCAAGATTAATATATGTGTAATCTCCACCATAATCGTAAAAAACTATTTTGTTATCTTCAAAGAAAAATCTATCACTGTTTCTTAAATAAACCGTTTGATTTTTCATTTTTTTGATAATGTATTCATTATAATTCTCTTCAAAAACTGCTTCACTTATTGTTTGAGTATAATTTTCCGTAACAGTCACTATAGCAACTTCATTTTTAAAAAAGTCTAAAATATCTCGTTTTTTACCTCGAATTTTCATCCATCCACTGCACCAATTAGGCATTTATGCCACCTCCAAAAATAATCTTTTAATCTTAGCACCGAACATTATAATCGCCGTTTCTGCACCACTATAGGTTGCAAAATAACCGAATAGGTTTAAATCATTTGTGATACGGTTACTAGATACAAATAAATCTCCACTAGATACATCATAACTAATGAAATATTTTTCTTGATTGAATTTCTGCCAATCCAACTGCTTTTCACTAGCGTTACACTTATCACGGAAGCGGTGTATTCTCGCTATCAAAGTACGACGCTCACTTTCTAGCAAAGCTTCTTGTCGTGTTTCAAACACATTATTCTGATTGTACATTCCATTATCCATCTTACTGTTTAGCCAGGTAGCCATTAATACTTGCCCATCTGGATAGATGAAATAGTAGTTTTCTCCATATCTCATCATTCGTCCACCCACAATCGAATAATCTCGTCACCGAACAATTCAATTGCACGTTTAGCATCCTCACTATTTTTGAAGCATCCAAAACTTTCAAAAGGTTGCACATACGTATACCAATTCAATACCAATTCACTTGAATCATGATTGAACAAAATACAAAATTTATCTTCAAATCTATCTTTCCAATCTGGTTTCCAATCACCATTACATTCGTCTCTAAACTGTCTAAAGCGTGTTAATAAGATACGTCTTTCACGTTCTTTTATCGCTTCTTGTTGTGTTGTAAACATATTCCCTTGTTGATAACAATTACGGTCATATCCACTAGAACTCCACCAGTCTTCTTTTACCAATCCATCTATTCGTAATTGCCAACATTCTCCTTTAAAATGAAACGGGTATTCAATTTCAGTTTTCTGTTTCTCTAACTCCAACTCTTTCTGCAATTCTTGTGTTTTCTTTGCCAACTCTTCAATTTGCTTTTGAATTTCTTCTACTCTACTCAAAATGGCAACTCCTCTACTAACAAACGTTTAATCTCTTCTCCAAACATATCTATTGCTTTCAAACAATCTTCCTCTTTCTTGAAATATCCTAATGATGTGAAATCTGTAGCTCCCACAGTCTCTTCAATTAAAAAACTTTTTATTTTGGGGTTATAAGAGATAAAGTATTTAACCTCACGTCCATTGAACCAATTCGGTTCCCAATCTCCATTGACTTCATCTCTAAAATTATGGAATTCAATTAGAAGCAATCTCTTTTCCCTTTCAAACTGTGCATTCTCTTCATATTTAAAAGCATTCTTAAAAATAAAAGCATCATAGTCCGGTGGCATATTTTCCCATCTGAATCCTCTAATTTTTCCATCGTAATCAATTACAAAATATACATCACCGTATTTAAATGGACATTTATTTTTACTGTCTGTCAATTTGTTTTCCTCAATCGCTAACATCTTTTGCAACTCTGATATTTGTTGTTTAATCTCTTCTACTATACTCATATTCACACCTCAAGTTTGCGTTTCAATGCTTTAAATTTATTTTTATCTTTCATCAACTCTTCCAATGCTGCAATGATCATTAACTTACTTGTATTATCAGGATAATGAATATCATTTTCCCAATTAAAAATCGTTGTTTTAGTAACACCGATAATTTTAGCAAACTCCAATTGACTCAACTTTTCTTGTTCTCTTATCTGTTGCAACTTTTTCCCTAAACTCATGTTTATTTTCATCTCACTATATATTTACTAATTTATTAGCTCTTTTTAGACTAGATAACCAACATTTTTTTGTTCTCAACACATCAATCCAATCAGTAAATTCAACGTTGCAAAAATTTTTAGTAAGGAATATTTCGTTGATAAATCTGATTTTCATCTTGTAACTTTTGTGATTTTCTACTCCAACTATATCGAACAAATCATTCAAATCAATCTCAATCAACTGTTTCATATCTTTATTCATTTGCTCTATCCCGACTTCTTCAATTTTCTCATCCGTAAATCCTAGAAATTTAGCAAAATCAATATAGTTAATCGTGATAATGTATTCACATTTTGGCAATCGTTCTTCAATGTATTTTGCTATAGCCATAATTTTTCACCTCAACATATTCTTGTAAGCCAGTTGTCAAGAACTCTAATATATAAGCTCTCTTTTGTAAAAGTTACTTTTATTCGTTCTTCATTAACAATAATTTCAGACACAATATTAAATCCTCTAAATTTGAAATCAATAATCCTGAAATATGAATCTGGAGAAAATTGAGTCTCAAAATAATAACATTTCAACAATTTATGAAGTTGAAACCCAACCTTTTCCCCTAATTCTCTCTCTAAATTTCTTGTATACTCCAACTCTGCCCATATAATATACTCATGAATACTAAATTCAATTTCTAATTTATCTTTTCCAGCAAGGTGTTCAATGTAATTAATTATGCTCATTATTGTTCTCCATCGCTTCCTCAATTTTTATTAACCAATCTTTTTCTCCACGCACATCTTTTGTCCATTCGCTAAACTCAACTGTAATAATCGTGCCAAAGGTTCTAAATCCCTGAATAATCCTATAGAAATTTCTTTCTTTCACGAACATTATCATTTGTTCAGATGTATACTTATAATTCATCAGTACATGCAATTTACTGTTCACATCTTCTGACACATATTTCAATTGTTCATAAGGAATTCCAGCCCACTCCATAAATTCTATAACTGAGAATATCACTTCTAACTTATCTTTCTCTGCTATTTCTTGTAAGAATCTTATAAATGTTTTATCTTTCATTCTTCCATCATTCCTTTCAAAGATTTTGGTAACTCGTCAACATAAAACACATCATCATCCACATTAATTCCCCATTGAAATGTATCATCTACCATATTCATTGGAGTAATTATCTTGATTTCATTAAGATTAATAAACGTAATCCCAAATCTTTTATCTTTTATTTTGGCAAATAACACCGTTTTTTCTTGCCTTTCTTTCTTTTCTTCTTTTCCAATTAGCTCTACTACAGATATTCCTGCTAAATCCGCAATACGTTTCAAGCTTGATATTTTAGGAGTCACCTTATCATTCTCCCAGTTACATACAGTCGATGTAGCCGTATTTAACGTTTTAGCAAATTCCTCTTGTGTCATTCTTAATTCTGCCCGTAATATTCTAATGCGATTGCCTATAGTCATCTCATATCACCTCTTAGTAATTTCCTAGTCTTTTATGTCCTTTTCGTCCGTGACTTCTTCTGTTGTCGTCATATAACGAGTGTTTTACTATCTCGCCAGTTTTCTTATTTCGTACTCGTTTAATTCCGTCAACAATCACGAATTCAATATTTTTAAATACAGGTTTCTCATACTTGTTATCCATATAACTTCCTCAACAATTCTAGAATCTTTTCAGGAGTTTCTTTAACGTAATACATTTGTCCTGAAGTCATTTCAACAATCGAACCATCTTTACCCTTATCTTTTACTGCTACAATATAATCTCCGTTAACAAATACGTTAGCATCTTCAAATTTTAACTGCAGAGTAATATATCCACGTTTGATAAAACTAGAATGGTAAGTCATCATCTGTTACCTCCATTCCACCATACGTATCAAAATAACTAGTTCCACTACTGTATCCTTGAGAATTAGTATTCTCTTGTTTTTTAGTTTCAAGGAATGTAATTTTATTAGCTAATACTTCAGTCACATATACCTTTTGTCCCTGTTGATTGTCATAACTTCTAGTCTGAATCGAACCTTCAACTCCAATCAACGAGCCTTTACCGCAGTATTCACTTAAAAGTTTTGCAATAGCTCTCCACGCTTGACAATTAATAAAATTAGTCTTCTTTTCACCTTTACCATAATCCTGCTCTACTGCTAGTGAGAAGTTGCAAACACTTGTTCCATCTCTAGTAGCCTTTAATTCAATATCTTTTGTTAATCTTCCTGTTAGGACAACATTATTTATCATATTTATCTCCTTTTTGTTTTAATCGTATATCCATGTTTTCCCGCTTTTTTTAGCCGTTTTGAGCGGCAATTTAAACTTATATTCAAATAGCTTCTGCTTCAGTTTAAACACATCTGTCTTCATACCTTTCACATCAACGTAAGTTTTATCTCCGTTATTCTCGTATACTAAGAAATCCACAACATAAAAGATTGGTCGCACTTTAGTTCCTGTTGATGGTCTAGCGTAACCATCCTGCAGTAACATCTTTTTCTGCATTTCAAAACCTAATATTTTCTTGCATTTCAGCATAAATTTTAAATGCTGGTAATATTCAGCTTCTAGCTTGCTATCGAACGTAATTCCATCAACCACCGTTTTTTTATTACGGTATTTCGACTTTGGTAGTCGTATCATTTACCCACGCTCCTTAATGAATTAATTTCCTCTCGCAATTTCTGTTCTTCTTCTGGGCTCAGTTTCGTTTCTTTCGTTTCGTTTTGATTGTTGTATCTATCAGGCATTGGAGCCACTCTACCAGTTCGAGGATAGCTAGTAACTTTCTTTTCGCTAGATTTAACAAATTTAGCTCGTTCCGCTTCAACCTTCTCTAAGCTATCAATGCCTTCATTCGCCCATCTATTCAAAATTTTTTTTGCATAGCCATAGTTGCCGTTATAAAATCCGGCTTCTGTTAACGCTTCAATCACTAACTCATCACCAAATTTTTTAGATATTTTAACCAAATCTTGTGCAACGATTTTAGAAGGCTCTCCAAAATTTTCTTGATAAAAATCAAAAACATCTTTTGGTTGCTCACCGTTGGGGTCGAATGACTCACTAGCATACGAACTACCACTCACCATATCTTTAGTTTTGTTTTGTTTAGTTTTGTTTTGTTTATTTAATGACGTACTTTCTTGTGTACTACTTTGTGTACTTCCTTGCGTACTAATTTGCGTACTAACTTGTGTACTTATTTGAGTGTTTTCTGCTTTTTCAGTTGCTAAGGCAGTATTTGAACGTCCTTTTTTAGTAACTCTTTGCGTACTAGTTTGAGTACTATCTTGCGTACTAGTTTGAGTACTAACTTGTGTACTATCTTCATATAATTTCTTTAATCGATAGCTACCAGCCCTTGTTCCGTTACTCTTGAATTCAATTAATCCTCTTTCAACTAATTCTGCTCTCGCTTTTTGTATTCCTTCACGGCTCAGTTGAGAAAAAAGTTCTAATCTGGCTAAGGCTACATCAAACCATTCAATCCAACCACAATCGTTGTTTACATCTAGCAATGCATGAAATAACATGAATTGTCCTTTAGAAAAAGGGTCTCTTAAATGCAGTTTGTTAAATGCTTTTACTTGCAAAATGTAATTCATCTTTTGCTCCTTTCTAACCAATTTTCAACTCTAATATTTGTTCTATATTTAGTTTAATTGGCACTATATGATATTTATCCATCATTGCTTGAAGCCCTATAGTGTGCCGTTCAGTATGATGTTCTCTGCATAGGCAGAAATAGAATCTATTTGCATGATTGATTTTTTTACGGTTATTCCCCATGCCAACTGCATCAACATGGTCTACATCAGCATGTTGCTTCCCGCAAACGAAGCATGTTCTATACTTCAAGAATAAATAGTTCAATCTTACTAAATCTGCAGATTGTTGAAATTCTTTGAAATGGAACGGGATATCGTTTTGGAAGCAAAATTCAATCAATAATTCAATCATGTTATTAGCTTCAGTAATTGTTGATGCATTTATCGCTAGGCTGATTGTTTCTACTCCGTAATATGAGCTATAGTAATTCTTGAATAGGTCTTTGACCCATTCAGGAGAATACCCAGTGTGGTCACTTATATCTCTGAATAGAGCATATATAAACTTTTGTTGTTTTGTTGTGATGCTCCTTTTATCAATCAAAGTAACCTTTAACCGAATATCCTCTCCTAAATCAGTTTTTCTTCTAGCTTCATCAAGATTAAATTCTGTATCCAACTCTAGCTTGATACTATTGTCATCTACTGCTTTTAAAACTCCCTCATATTGACTAACCAAGCAAATCATCAACCTCAATGAAGTTTTCTAATCTTTTGTTTTTGATGCAGTAAGGGCATTTTCCACAACCTTCAGGTAAAGCATTCCCTTTTTTTAGGTCTATTACTCTTTGAATATGTTTTTGAATATATTCTTCTTCAGCTAGATACTTATCATCATTAATTCTAATAGCTTGAATATTAGTAGGAGTTTCTTTACTTACTGCAAAAATATATGGAGTAAATTCAATTCCGTATTCTTGTTCTAAAAGTTGCTTGTAAATGTACATTTGCAATATATAGTCGTACATTTCTACAAACGATACATATCTGCCGTACTTATCTGACCAGTATCTTTTACCCATTTCTCTAGTCGTTTTTAAATCTACAAAATAGCCTTTTTCTTTGTTTAGCAAGTCTATCTTGCCTTTCCATTTAGCACCGTATAATTCTCCAGTTACAATTACTTCTTTTTCGCCTTGATATACAAACTTGAAAAAATCATCTTGTTCTAGTCGCTCTACCATAGCTTGTGCCTGTTCAAACGGAGCGTACATACTGCCGTTTTTCTTAAATATGACACTCTCATTTTCTTTTTTAAAACGATCATGTTCTTCAGGACTTTCAAAGTAGCTATGAACATAATTCCCTACTAACAAAGCCGTTTTGTCTTCTTCAGGTTCTCCAGCTAATTTAGCTAGTGCATTCCACTCGCATTTTATAAAGTCTTTAAATTGAGATACGCTAATGTATTCATCATTAGCTTCATCACTGTAATAGTTACTGTTCGTCAATTTCAACGTCATGTTCTCTAGTTCCTTTCAACTCTTGTTCTTTCTCGTAAGCACTTCTATTAGCTTCTACCATATCTAACTCTGTTTGAACTGCTACCACTTCTTTTGGCTTAACTTTTTCAACAACTTTTGGTTTGGTATCTTCTTCAACAACTTTTGGTTTGGTATCTTCTTCAATAGCGTTCTGTTGTTTAAATTCTTCTGCTAGATTATTGACAACTTTCATTGGTTTAGTAACCTGTGTATCGTTTTGTGAGGTATGATTATTGTTCACGTTTTCTTCTTCTGTATACATAGCTCCTAAATCTTCTGGGAAAGTTTCTCTTAATGCATTTACTAACGCTACCTTTCTAATCATAGTGGCAGGTTTTGTTCTCCATGTTGATTTTCCAGTACTGTACTCTTGCAAGCTAACTTCAACGTATACTGGATAATCGATATCTTTTCTATAAACTTCCGCCCATCCAGCTAACAATTGTTCGTTTGGATAAAGTGTTTGTCCGTCCTTTTTAACTATATCTTCCTTTCTTAAAACAACAATTCCTGCCTTATACCCATTAAATTTTGGGTGTCGTTGAGCTCTTTTGAGAAACGCTTCTTTTGAAACAATCATTTGTGCTGGTGTTCCTTCAAATTTAATTAAGTATGCTTCGTTTAAAAAAGGATTAAGTTTCGCATACTTACAAAGCATCATGAAGTTTACTGCTTCTTCTTTTGTTATTTTGTCATTTCCTTTAGTTACGAATTGTTGAACAATTGATGGACTTAATGCCACTATTTCGTTGTTAACTTCAAATTCAACTTTTCTTCCTTGAGTTTCTTGTTTTTCTTGTTCTACTAATTGATTTGTCATATTTATTCCCCCGCTATCATTAATTCGCCTGCTAATACTTCTTTTGCATACTCTTCTAAGTCAGTTTCTTGAATGCAATCGCCATTTAGATAATAGTAACTATCACCAGCATAAATTTCGTAGCCTCGCCAATCGTAAGTGAATACTATCGGTTCATCTTCTCCGTCATCAGGAATTAGTGTTGTAACTAATCCACCGTATTTGTCTACAATTTCTTCAACGTATCTCTCTAGGTCGTTTTCTAAAATAAAATCGCCATCTATTTCGTAATACCTATCTCCATAATAGATTTCATCTCCTCGCCAATCGTAAGCAAATATTTTTGGCTCTGGCGGTTCTAAATAATGATTGTGCAGTTGTTCAAAACTTTGAAACATGTTATAATCTCCTTAAGGTAATTTATTTATGATATTTATTTCCTTTTAGGCCACCCCCCCCCCCCTTTTTTTTTTTTTTTTTTTTTTTTTTTTTTTCT